AAGCTTTGATTGTAGTCCTTGAAATGGATAGTCATGATCTGATGGTGGAGACGGAGTTGTAACAACATCGAGCAATGTTTTTGCGTCGACGATGCCGTCAGGTTTGTACTGAGTGTGTTCGTAGTTACATACAGCTCGGATAGCCTCGCTGTCGTTAGCCTGTAAAGCTTCTGAGGCGTCCTTGTAGTCCTCTAGAAAGCCGATGAACACCTTGCCAGGTGGTAACACACCGGCGGCGTCTTGCGCGGCCTTCTGACCGGCTTCATCGTTATCGAAGAAAAGGACGATCTTGTCGTAGTAATTGATCCATTCATAGTTATGTTGGATCGCTTTCTTTGCAGCAGGTGCACCGTTCGGGATGGAGACCACGTCCCAGTTGGGCTGTGCCTCCCAGATGGACAATGCATCCATCTCACCCTCGCAGATTACTAGCTTCTGCTCTTTCTTCGTTGTCTTGTGTCGGAAGTTTTGCATCCCGAACAGGGTTTTTACCTCACCCTCACAACGAAACTCTTTGTCCTTGGTCTTGATCTTTGCGCCAAGTAGTGAGCCAGAGCTGTTGTAGTAATGGAAGCGTAGTTGTTCTCCATCCTTATAGGCTTTGAACAACTCACAGGTTCGTTCTGAGATCCGTCGCTTCTGCAGCCTTCCGGCTGAGCCTTGTAGGTGGACATCTCGCATGTGATGATTGTGGAAACTTTCGGTGCCATCACCTGGTGTATGAGTGTAGCACCTGAAACAAAAAATGTGCCCGTCGTCGTACAGGCTAGCTGCATCCGACGAGCCACAGTGTGGGCAGGACATGTGCCTGACAAACTCACTGGTCATAGGAGCCAGTTCAATGGGATATTTGCAAACGAGCACCAAGGTATGTCGAGTTTCTCGCAGTACTTGGCGTACGTCGTTTTACTTTTTTTAGAGATAGTGTTGTAGGGTGCCTGAAAGACCATGCGCAGATCAAGGTCAGGATGTTGAGTCTTGACTGCTTTGATCTTGCGCCGGTCTGCAGAGTCCCAGTAACCTTTGCACTCCAGGTACACGCCATTTGGAAGAATAAAGTCCGGGCTGTACTTGTGTTCGATTACATAGGAGATCTTTTCGGTTTCGTATTCATACTTGACACCCAGCTCGACGAGAAGATCAGCAACCTTCTCTTCGAGTCGGGATCGGAAAGCCATCAGAAGTCGTCTTCAGGTTCTCCTGCATCATTGGACACGTTAGGGTCACCGACCTTGAAGCCTTCGGTCTTGCCGAACAGCTCAGCCACGTCAGCTTCGTCCATGTCACCGGTGTCAACACCAGCGGAGGATGCAAGCGAGATGACCTGTACGGCCTTGAGCTTCAGGCTGGTGCCGTAGGTGACGCCATCCTTCAGGATGTAAGGCTTCTGAAAGAAAGCCAGCTTCACCTTGGAGCCACTGTACAGCGGCGTGCTTTCGTCAGTGATCAGCGTGCCTTCGGTGTCTACCACAGGCGGCTTGGTTTCGTCATTCCAGGTGAACTTGACCTGGTATTTACCCTCAGCTACTTCCTCCCAGGGCTCAGGCTTCATGACCGAACGCTTGGGATTCTTGAGCTTGGACTCAGCCCACTTCAGGGACTCGGTGCGGTCAGCCTCCAGCTGATCCACGACCTCTTGACCGACCACAGCCATGAGCTTGTAGCCGAACTTACCGGGTTGCAGTACAGCCTGATAACCTTCAAGGACAACGGGCTGTTCAGTTTTGATGATGGTGCGTGCCATTTAGCAGAAGAAATAGGTGGATTCGATAACCGATGCGGGTTCTAAGTCGTCAATCATCGGTGGGTCAGTCTCTGCGCCAATCTGTTGCGCAAAGGATGTCAGGTAGTCATGCTCCGCAAAGAGGTGCATGTATGTTTCACGAACAATGGCTGAAAGTACAGACATGTCAGTAGCACGACATAGAACCGAGTCGTGTATGAGGGAAATCGGAGCGTCGAAGCGTAATGCAGATAGGTGCAGGAGTGATGCATCAAGGGAGTGAATAAGATTTGGCGCTGTTGCGTTCTTGTGGTGGTTCTTATCTACCTTGTCGCTCTCACCTGTTGAGACCTTGATCTTACACCGACCGAGTAACTGAAGCTCAATAGTTTGTACTTCAGGTTTCATCAGACGTTGTGTGACACTGAACCCAGATGGTGTGACCCATGTAAGCTCATTCAGACCACGGTCGATAGCATTACCGACCTCTGACTCAATCCAAGACATCACAGCCATAGGTCCAGGCACAATGCGATCCATTGCAGCCCGTACAGCTTTGACAGTCTCAGTCAAGTCATCTTTCTCAACTTCAACGCCCTTTTCCTTCAATGCCTCACGTATGTATCCACGATTGGAGAACGGTTTAGCATTGTAAGGTACGGTCATTACTACTCTTTTGACAGTTTTTCTGTCCATGTGAGGCTTGACCGTTGCTGGTACATGAGGTGCAGCCGCTTCTGCGACAACCTTGTACGCATCCTGAGGTTTATCAGAAGGCAGTACGTTAACCAGCTTAGCAGTGGATGCGTCCCTGGCAAGACCTGCCAGGATCTGAAGACCACTACATGTAGCGTCTGTAGCTACAGGCAGAGATGTGTGTTGTCTCGTACATGCTATCACACATGCATGATACTCCTCACATGCTGCCAGGAACTGCCACGGTTCATCTGCGACCTCCCATTCAGGAAGGTTACCGATGGGATCTGTTGCGACCTTGCTGATGATTGTGACGTTTTCACGTACCCAGGCTAGTCGCTCAGACATGGGAGCCTTGTCAAGTCCATATGTTGTAGCAACTTGGAAGGCTAACCATTCCTCAGCTTCAGGTGTCATGAACGACATCTCATGAAACTTAAGGAGTGACTTACCGAAATCTGTGTCTTGAGGTGTCAAGAACGCAGGGATAGGATAAGCACGTCCACGATAATCAAACGACCACGGAATGTAGAACTTCTCGTATTGTTTGAATATCTTTACTGCGTTCATGGTCATACGTGTACGACATGACTTCTGAAACGCATTTGCATTGATGTTACATACCTCAGCAGCTCTGCGACGATAGTCCTTGCGTGACTCTGCATTGTCTGCAATGTCAACAGGCTTGGGTGGGAGAGGTATCTCTACGACAGGGATGAACTTACCTACCTCAACACCACGTTCTTGAAATGTTTCTGCAACATCTACGATGAACGTGTTGAGGGTGTATCCGACCTTCTGAATCTTGTTCAGAAAGTCCATTGGAGTTTCTCCCTGTATACGGGTGGGATCGCCCCGCCGTACCATGTCATGACCACGCATGACCTCGTTAAGCAAGTAACCACCAGGGGTTTCGTTAGTCCAGTCGTTTGGTTCGATCAGCATCGGCCAAGCCAGCGGGCTGAACAACTCAGCGTTGGCTAACACCTCGTCCTTGATCTCCATGAACTCAGGAGTCGGCACGATGTAGTTGTGTGTCTTTCGACCCTCACGTCTGGTTTCACGCATGAACCAGTGACTTGCCTCTACAACACAGTCAATGAGCCAGCCACCAAGCCGAACTCGGTTAGCTCTACCCCAGCATTGCCAATGAGGTACATCATATCGGTTCATCAATGTAGTGATGACCTTGACCTTTTGGTGCGTACCTATTGACTTGTGGAAGTAGTTCTCTTTGATTGTATGCAGCAAACCAGGCACGTTACGTTCATAGTAACGCATCATGCATTCGTTCTCTAGTCCTTGACCAACAGCATCAGCTACATTTTGTAGGACACTGCTGCCTTTCTTTGGACTGAAGATCCTATCAAAGCATACCTTGGAGGCAATAGCTGCTGCTGCTTCTGGCTCGATGTCCATGAGATAGCGTTGTATCTCTTTAAAGTTAGCACCAGTCTTACCTTCTTTTATCCTGTTGTTAGTTGCTTGAATACGTGCAACCACAAGAGGGATAAGCTGCTCAATAGAAGCCACGCCGTACACACTAGCTGATGCGTACTCTTTGGCTTCAAGGTTAGCTGTGTTGTCACGTAGTTGCTTGAGTCCTTGGCGTATTTGTTCACGTTCAAGGTCAACTTGTTCTTTGATTTCTGCTGGTGTAGGCAATCACTCCTCGTATGTGGTGGTCAGGTCATCGATCACCTGCTCGTGCATGAGCTGGATGATTTCATCCTTGTATGGATGCATGTTGATCTCGTCAATCAAAGTGTCGAGACGAAAGTTGAAGGTGGCGTCATTCATCGTCGTCAGGTCCTACGTAGTGAAGTGCGTCGTGTGTACATACAATAAACTCATGTGTTTGTTCGTCCATGAGTTTGAGTATCTTCTGCTCAGCAGCATGTTGCCGCTTATAGATATACTCTTTGGTCTTGAAGTTCTTGAGGTTAGTGGTGCGGATGATACACGCTACATCAGCAGGTAACTCCCAGCCAGCAACCTTCCACTCCATGATCTCCTCAAAGGTGTGAGGATGGAACGCCTCATCGGGTGCGTCCTTGAACATCTTCCAGTTGTTCGGGTGGTAGGGTTTCTTACCATTCATGAGTTCTAAATACGTTGACTAGGGTAACATCGCGATCCATGGACAACTCTAAGGCATCCCATGCGGCTTCCTCAGAGTTGGCGGCGAGTATAAACATACTCTCGCCACTAGATAACGTCACGCAATACTCATGTAGTCTTGGGCTTTGCAGCCCGACGTCGAGCTGGTCTTGGTTTGGGTTTTGCATCAGGCTCCATGCTAACGTAAACATCTCGTTTAGCCAGTTCTTTGTAGATAGAATCCCAGCGATGGTTCTTGTCTCCGTAGTAGTGTAGCCAACAAAGAATGGCGTTCTTGATAAAGTAGTTGTCGTCTAGTGATTTACTTTTTTCCATAGTATTTAGATGTGATTCGGTTAGAGCGCTGCCAGATGATAGCAGTGCTGAACAATCCTACCATACCAATGATGGCATAGATGATGTTAGATTCAGACCAGATCATTTGCAATAAGAAGGTTCAACTTTACAGAGTTCGGCCATGCGCTTGTCTTGCATGTCCTTGAGGTGATCCATGGCTGTCAGGCCGATGTGCAGCCCCAGCAAAATGATGATTGTGGAAAACGCGATTCTCATGCGTAGGTGAAATAACCTCCGATGTTGTTACGTGTAGTGTTTACTTTATCCCAATCAATAGCATTCACTGCGTCCTTGATGAGGATTGCGCACACGATTGAGTGGATGATGATGAACTTGCTCACGTCATACGTGAACTCAAGCAGAAGTGCGAATGCATACAGCATCCACAGAAGTGGGTGATTAAATGTCATGGGTAAACAGCAGCGTTGTTTGATACATAGGACACAGCACGCATGAACGTGTTGCCTATCTTACCTGTGATGCTTTGCATCTTTGATACGTTACCATGTGTGTCCAGGGTGATGTGTTTGTCTTCGAGACATGTAGTCAACTTGAACACAGTAGG